GCTTTTACAGGTAGAAGTACACTAACAAGAACTTCACAAGGTCAATGTCAGTTTACATTATTTGATGGGGCTACATTTGATTATGGTCAAGTTATTATAGCTGATGGTGCTAACAAACCTTACATATTTAGAATGGAAGGTACAGGAGCATTAACATCTAGAACATTCTTTGCAGAAGAAATAACTGTAACAGGAACAAAGGGTGTTAAATATGTTACAACTCATGATAAACATTTAATAGCTGCAGGAGTTGAAGATAATTTAAGTACTATATTTTTTAGTGCTACATTAGACCCTACAAGCTTTAGTGGTACTGGTTCAGGTTCTATAGTAGTAGAAGACCAGATAGAAGGAATCAGAGGATTTCGTAATGAGTTATTTATATTTTGTACAAACAGTATATTTAAATTAATAAATATAAATGATTCAAGTAATATAGCCATAGTACCTGTTACAAAGAATGTTGGTTGTTTAAGTGGCTATAGTATTCAAGAGATTGGTGGTGATTTAATATTTTTAGCACCAGATGGATTAAGAACAGTTGCTGGTACTGCAAGAATTGGTGATACTGAATTAGGTACAGTAAGTAAAGCAATACAACCAGAATTAACTGAAATTGCACAGAACATTAATAGCTTTAGAATAACAAGTATAGTTTTAAGAGAAAAGTCACAATACAGATTATTTTACAGTAATTTAAGTGCAGCAGCAGCAGGACAAAGAGGAATTATCGGAACACTAAGACCAAATGGTTTTGAGTGGTCAGAAACAAGAGGATTAGAAGTAACTGAAATAGGTTCAGGTTTTGATACTAATGGTATTGAAAAATATTATCACGGTAACAATACAGGTTATGTATATGTCCATGATTCAGGTAATGACTTTGATGGAACTGCTATATTAGCAAGATATGCAACACCAGATTATGATTATGGTGATTTAGGAACTTTAAAAACTTTACACTATGTAAGAGTTTCAATAGCATCAGAAGGAGTAGTAACTCCAGAAGTGCAAGTTAAATTTGATTATAATAGTGGTGATATACCACAACCTAGTAGTAATTTTTCACTAGGTACAGTAAATCCAGCATCTAAATTTAATAGTGCTGTATTTGGAACAAATGTATTTGGAGCTACTTCAGCTCCTATGATACGAGTTCCTTTACAAGGAAGTGGAACAAGTAATAACTTTACGGTGATTTCAAACGATACAAAAGCACCGTATAAAATAAATGGTTTATATGTAGATTATATACCTTCAGGTAGGAGATAAAAATAATGGCAGGTTATATTAGACAAAGTACTTTTGTAGATGGCGATACTATTACTGCTGCGTTATTTAACAACGAATACAATCAGTTAGTTAATGCATTTAATAATAGTACAGGACATAAACATGATGGTACAACAGCAGAAGGACCAGTAATAGGTCTGATTGGAGATGCTGGTGAAACTTCTCCAAACAATAAAGTATCAATAGATACAACAAACAATCATATTGAATTTTTTGTAGAAGTATCAAGCAGTCCAGTACAACAGCTTTATATAGCTGATGGAGCTATCGTTCCTGTCACTGATAGCGATGTTGACTTAGGTACAAGTTCTTTATACTTCAAAGATGCTTACATTGACTCTGTAACAACAACAGGTAATGTAGCAATAGGTGGTAATCTTACAGTAACAGGTAATGCTACTATTTCAGGTAATCTTACATTTGGTGATGCAGATACTGATAGTATTAATCTATCTGCTGAAATTGATTCACATATTGTTCCTAATACAGATGACACATATGATTTAGGTACAACTACAAAACAATGGAGAAACTTATATATTGATGGTACTGCTGAAATAGATACCCTTGCTATAAATGGTACTACAGTTACCTCAACTGCTGCTGAACTAAACATATTAGATGGAGTAACATCCACAGCAGCCGAACTTAATATTCTTGATGGAGTAACTTCTACAGCAGCAGAATTAAACATTCTTGATGGTGTTACAAGTACTACAGCAGAACTAAACATTCTTGATGGCGTCACAGCTACAGCAGCAGAGTTAAATATTTTAGATGGAGTAACAGCAACTGCTGCAGAAATAAATGCCCTTGATGGTATTACTTCAACAGTTTCAGAACTTAATATTGTAGATGGTAATACAGCAGCAACTTTAACAACTTTAGCAGATGCTGATAGAGTTGTAGTTAATGATGCCGGTACTATGGTACAAGTTGCTCTTACAGACTTTGAAACATATTTTGAATCAGCATTAGATACATTAAGTAATGTAACAACAGTTGGAGCTTTAAATGCTGGTAGTATTACTTCAGGCTTTGGAGCTATTGATAATGGCTCATCAGCTATTACAACTACAGGTACAGTAACTTACGGAAGCTTATCAGATGGTTCTATAACTATTACAGCTTTTGTAGATGAAGATGATATGACATCTAATAGTGCTACATTAGTTCCAACTCAACAATCTGTAAAAGCTTATGTAGACTCTCAGGTCACTGCACAGGACTTAGATTTCCAAGGTGATACAGGTGGTGCTTTAAGTATTGACCTCGACTCAGAAAGCCTTACAATCGCTGGTGGAACTGGTATTGATACTAGTGGAGCTACTAACACTTTAACAGTTGCAATAGATTCTACAGTTGCTACTCTTACAGGTACACAAACTTTAACAAATAAAACACTTACAAGTCCAGTCATTAGTTCTATATCTAATACAGGTACATTGACTTTACCAACTTCAACAGATACTTTAGTTGGTAGAGCTACAACAGACACTTTAACAAATAAAACTATTAGTGGTTCTTCAAATACTTTAAGTAACATTGCTAATAGTTCATTAACAAATTCTACAGTATCTTACGGTGGAGTTTCTGTAGCTTTAGGTGCTTCAGATGCTACTCCAGCTTTTGACTTATCAGATGCTACAGCTTATCCCGGAGATTCAAGTTTAGTTACAACAGGTGCTTTAAATAGTGGTTCAATCACATCAGGCTTTGGAAGTATTGATGTAGGTGCTTCTGCAATTACTACAACTGGTACAGTTACTGGTGGTACATTAGCAGGTACACTATCTACAGCAGCTCAAACAAACATTACAAGTGTTGGTACACTTTCTAGTGCTACAATCTCAGGAGACTTAACAGTCGATACAAGCACTTTAAAAGTAGACTCTACAAATAACAGAGTTGGTATAGGTAATGCTTCACCAGATGTTTCACTTGACTTAGGTTCTAATACAGACTCTATACACGTCCCGGTAGGTACTACAGCTCAAAGACCAGCATCTCCTGCAGCAGGTTACTTTAGATATAATACTACTACAAGTGGCTTTGAAGGTTATACAGACTCTTGGGGTTCTATTGGTGGTGGAGGTACTGCTCCTGTTTTAAATACTATGACAGGTGATGGTAGTGATACAACACTTACACTTACTTCTGCACCAGTTAATGAAAATGCTACAGTAGTTACTATTGACGGTGTTGTTCAACACAAAGATACTTATTCTATATCTGGAACAACTTTAACATTCTCTGAAGCTCCTCCAAATGGTTCAGCAGTAGAATGTGTAACATGGGTAAATACTACTGTTAGCTCTGCATTACTTTTAGAAGATGCTGATAGCGATACTAAAATACAAGTAGAAGAAAGTTCAGACGAAGATAAAATCAGATTTGATACTGGTGGTACTGAACGAATGATAATTGACAGTACTGGTGTTGGAATTGGAACGAGTAGTCCTCAACAGCTTTTAACCATTGGTAATCATTCTACTGTCTCTACAGCAGGTAATTTGGGAGTTAGGACTGATTCGTCTGGTCATGCTATTACTATTATCGAAGATGGTACAGCAGGTGCTGGTACTGACGAAAGTTGGCAAATAGGTGTTAATTCAAGTGGTGATTTAGGGTTTTTTGATTCACAAGGCACAACAGCTAAAGTAACTTTCTTAGATTCTTCAGGCAACGTTGGAATTGGAACGACTAGTCCTGAGTCTATTCTGCACATAGAAGGTAGTGGTGTTGATTCATTAAGATTTGGAAATATTGGTCCTTCATCTAATTCAGCTTTAAGAATATCAAGAGATGATACATCTATAATTTCAGGTAATCCTTTAGGTTATTTAGAGTTTGGTGGTAAAGATACTACAAGTAATGCTGATACTGCTCATGCTTATATAGCTGGTATTGCATCAGGAACACATGCTGCTGGAGACAATCCAACAGATTTAACTTTTGGTACAACTCCTGATAATAGCTCAACTATATCTGAAAGAATGCGTATTACTTCAGGTGGCAACGTTGGAATTGGCACGACTAGTCCTTCGTCAATTTTGCATTTATCTACTTCTAATGACCCAAAAATAACCTTAACAGACACAGGTTTTGGAGCTTCTGCTGATATTACAGGTTCAAATGGTAATTTAAGATTAAACAGTCAAACAGCTACTATTTTTGATATAGCAGATAGTGAGGTTGCTAGAATTGATTCTTCAGGCAACGTTGGAATTGGGACGACTAGTCCTTCAAAACCTTTACACATATATTCAGCTTCAGATACAGCTATAAGGTTGCAAAATTCAACAACAGGTACAGGAACAACAGATGGTTTCCTATTAGAGCAAAGTGGCTCAGATAGTTTAATAGTAAACTACGAAGCTGGAAATTTAAGATTCAGCACATCAAATTCAGAAAGAATGCGTATTGATTCTTCAGGTAACGTTGGAATTAAAACGAGTAGTCCAGCAAACCTAATGCACATAGAAGGTAGTATAGCAACAGTATCTGGTACACAACTTACTTTAGAGGGTAGATTTACTGGATATGGAGCAGGAATAGATTTTGTTAGTAGAACTTCTAGTGGTGGTACAAGAGTCTCTATGGCGAAAATTACTGCTGATGGAGAAAATTCATTTAGTACAACAACATCAACACAAGATGCAGGATTAAGATTTTTTACAACCGATAGTGGAACACAAGCAGAAAAAATGCGTATTAATCATAAAGGTGACTTGTTGGTGGGTACTACAAGCACAACTCCTGCTGATGGCGTAAGTCCTGCTGTTCTAATCGGTAGTTCATCTGATTCTACTTCTGGACTTGTATTATCTAATAGTTCACATAATTGGCTTTTATATAACGATAGTGATGGCGATTTTAACATTTATGATTCAGACAATAATGCAGATAGATTAAGTATTGATTCTTCAGGCAACTTGTTGGTGGGGACTTCAAGTGGTAGTGTGCATTTAGTAATTGGTGGTACAAGTGATACAGCAAGAGTAATACCAGCTACAGATAATGTAGGTTATATAGGCGAGTCAACTCATAGGTGGCAGGCGATTTATGCTGTTAATGGTTCTATACAAACTTCTGATGAAAGAGAAAAAACAGAAATAAAAGAAACTACTTTAGGTCTTGATTTTATAAAAGACTTAAAACCAGTTAGCTATAAATGGATTGATGGAGAACAACAAAACAAAGGTAAAGATGAAAGAGAACATCAAGGTTTAATAGCACAACAAGTAGCTGAAACAGTTGAGAAACATGGTATAGATAAAAATACTTTTGGTGGTTTAGATATACAAAAAACAGAAAAATATGATGACTTTCATGGTATGTCTTATGACCAATTTGTAGCTCCACTTATTAAAGCTATACAAGAACAACAAGCACAGATTGAAGCCTTACAATCTGAAATTAACTTATT